TCTTCATAAAATGAAACTAACTCTAGTGCGTGATAGTTTGTATATTGAAGCAAAAGAAGAACCTGAAGTAGAAGATGGATAAATAGTAGTATGATAAAAAAATACAAAGATATAGACTTTAGTTTTACTAAAAATCGATTTACTGGTGATTTAAATATAGTAGAAGATTCTGTTTCAATACGACAGTCGATTAAAAATATATTACTAACATTTTCTGGTGAAAAATCTTTTGATCCTGAATTTGGAGGTGAATTATATAACAATATATTTTCTTCTAGTAGTGATATAAATTTAACTTTATCTTCCGATATAAAAATGATGTTGGTAAGATACGAACCTAGAATACAAGTAATTTCGGTAAAAACTAAAACTGAAAATAATGTTTTTGTGATAGACTTACAGTACAATTATTATTTACAGAACGCAACAATATCTGACAGTGCTAGTATAAAAATACCAATACAATAATAAAGAGGGTAATAATGTCAAATCCAAATATCAATTTAAAAGATATAAACTATACTTCAATTTACAATGAGATTGTTTCTTACATGAAAAGTCAATCTGATTTTTCTGATTTTAATTTTGAAGGTTCTGCACTTTCAACTATAGTGGATTTACTTTCGTATAATACATTTTATCAAGTACTGTTTCAGAATATTTTAGTTAATGAAATGTTTTTAGATACTTCACAGAAAATAGAATCATTAATTTCTCATGCTAAACTTCAAGGATATACAGTTTCTGGTCCAAAATCTTCCAGTATTAAAATAAAGATTTTAGGTGCTGATGCTGGACAAACTATACCCGCTTTAACTAAATTCGTCGGTAGAAAGTCTAATGGTGAAATAAAACTGTTTTATAATACTGAAGAACAAACCATAGAAACGTTAAACGAAGTTAACCAAGCTGAGTTTAATATTTACGAAGCAAAACAATCTGTAAATCAAGCGATTTTTACTGGTACTGCTATAAACATAGAAAACCAATCCATATCGATTCCAGAAAAAGATTTAGAAACGTCAACTCTTAAGATAGAAGTTCAAATAGAATCTACTGGAGAATTTGAAACATATGAATTAAAATCTTCTGTTTTAGAAAATCCGTCAAGTACGGATAAATTCTTTTACTTAGATAGAACTAGTTCTGGATATAATATAGTATTTTCTTCTTTCATAGATCAGGTTACCGGAAACACTATAAACTCCAATATATTATCACCGAACAGTAAAGTTAAAGTTAGTTACTTAGTTTCCTCTGGTACTTCGGGTAATGGGTGTTCTAGTATATCATTTTCAAATATACCTTCCGGATTTTCTGTGTCTACCATAACACCCACATCAGGATTGAGCTCTGGAGGAAAGAATACACCAAGCTTGAATGAAATTAAATTTTTAGTTCCCAGATCTTTCGCTTCTCAGGATAGAGTTGTAACAAAAGACGATATTAAAGTTTTATTAGTTAATAATAATTTATCTACATCAATGGATAATATTGTAGTAAAAACAATATTAGACGATTCTGATAATCCAACAGGTGAAGTTAAATTTAAAATAAACGAAGACAATGTAGACGACGTAACTGCACAAGAATTAATACGAAGTAGAGGTATGGTCGGAATAATTTACACATATGATGGGGATATTTGATGGTAGATTTTATTACGTTTTCAAATATACAAGAGGATGGTGTACATGTACTCAATCCAATTGCATCAATAATACCGAGAGAAGAAGCTGCAGCTGCAGCCGATGCTGCGATGTCATTTTCTATATCAGATCCATTTTCTCTTGGTCCTACTTTTTCTAACTGTCCACCCATCTTTGACGTTACCAACTTTACACCATATTGGTTAAAAAATGAACACGAAGAAGGAAAAACTTTATTAATAACATTTTTACAACATTATTACAATTGGTTATATTGCAACGAATTGTCTGGTTTATATACAGATAACTTTGTAGATTTAATTGATTTACAAAATTTAAAACAAGAAACACTAAATGCTACTATAATGAGTTTTATTCCTCAGATAGAAAATGTTGCAAGTTCTTTGAGTTTACCAGAAGTACAAAATTTTCTTATAAACTTTAAACGTGATATTTTATTACGAAAAGGAACTTCAGATGGAATTGTTTTATTTTTATCTAAATTATTTTCTGAAGTAGTAAAAGTTCAAGTTAATAACAGCGAAACGGCTTTTACTTATGATATTATAGTTACACATTCATCTGGATCGATACCTAGAGAGAATTTATACAGAGAAGCATATATTAATTATATGCAACCAGCTGGCACTAATTTTTCGTTAACCGTTATAGAAGAAACTGGTACACAACAAACTGCACAATCTGTAGATGATGAAATACAAACATTATTAGAAAACACTAATTTAGGATTTACTGCACCCAAACAACAAGATTTTCCTGCAATTGGAAATTATTACGTATATCCTTTAGGTGCAACTGAAGATTATTTGTCCGATTGTGGTTGTTCTGGTTCTTCTTCGGTTAATGCAATATTGGAAAATACAGCTGACATGAAAACGTTCAAACATCCTATATGGAATATTGGTCCAACTAGTGGTGTTGCCTTTGGTGATATAAATATATTTGACTTTGTTGTGTTAGAATTAGATGATAATCCAAATACAGATACGACACCTTGCTAAACGGAGTAAATATGGCAGATTTAACAGCAACAAATCTTTCAGTTAAAAATGCAGAACATTTTGTTAATTCGGTCAAAAATAAAGACAGAGTTCTTTCTTTTTTTCTGGGAGGATCTGAAGCTGCAACTAGCGCTGATCTTAACACTGATAATGAAAGATTAAATTTATTTAAAGATTCTACAATTTTTAAGCAGATAGAAGCTGAAGATTGTAACGTTGTAGTTCCATACATTAAATGGTCAAAAACTTCCTACAATAGATGGAATTCACAAATAACACCTAAAGGAAATTATTATCTTTTAAGTAACAATAATGTTTATTTAATTATACAAAATGATAAATTTAATAGAAAGAAATACGATAAAAAAATTAATACTTCTGTAGCACCAAATCATAAATCTGGAGTTAATTTTTATGATGATGGGTATGGATATCTCTACTTATATACATTATCTGCTACAGATAAAGTAATAATTAATAATTCAGATTGGATACCAGTTCCAGATAAAACAATAAAATCAATTGCTGGTGGATTGATATACCAACAAATTAATGTAAATTCAATTTCTAGTGAAAATCGAGTTATTAATTATAAAGATCCCATAATAAATATTGTTAGTGATACTGGTAGTGGAGCATCAATTAAAATAGAAACAAATGTAGTCTCTTCTCCAAATACCACTATTGGAAATAGAGAATACACAATTATGGGAATTTCTATAAACAGTATGGGAACTGGTTATAAAGATTTTAATATATTCGAAAGTTTAAAATCTGTTCTTTCCAATAAACATACAGATTCACAAATACAAGATATTGCAAACGCGATAGAATTAGGATTTATTGGTTCTTCTGGATTAAACGTCAGGGAAGCTTTGTCTGCTAAATTTGCACTTATAAATTGTAGAATTAATATAGAACAAATAAAATCTGTATCTAACCAAACTAAATTTTTTAAATTTGGAATTAATGAAGATGTTTTATATGATTCCAATGAAAAATTATTTAAAGAAAATAGTGCATCAGTATCAAACAATGTTAAGTTAACAATATCTCAATTCGGTATTGGTCCCGCACCAGACGAAAATGATTTTAGTTTTGGTACTAATATATCCAAACCAAATACTTCACAATATACAACATCAACTGTAGTATCATATTACGATGGACCGAGTTTTGGTGAAAAAATATTAGAAGTTCAAACAAAAAACAAAAATTTATATCAAGTTGGTGATAGGATAATGCATCCGACATTAAACACTAGTTTTGAAATAATATCAACATCAATCCCGGAAGTAAAAGAATATTCTGGAAAATCTCTACATATAGGAAGAACTAGTTTTTCTTATGATTCAACTGAAAATTTTAATAAGAAAACATTTATTGGTCAAGTAATACAACGATTTTAGGGGAAAAATATGGGCGTTGAAGATAATTCATTCCAAATCCAAAATTTAAATGCTAATACAACATTTTACGATTGGGTTGCAAAAGAAAACGATGAGGTAATAAAGAAATTAAACCTAATGTCTGTATATGGTGTTAGTGCAGCTTCTTCTAACATAAATGTTACTATGGGATCTACTGGTTCTAGTGGTTCTAGTGGTTCTAGTGGTGGTGTTGCCTACATAGATCTCTCTGATACTATAAGGGGAGTTTCAGTTGATGGTAATCTAGTGGTAACGGGAAGTGTACAATTTCAAGATGGAACACAAGCAAGTTCAATTGTTACATCAATTAACGGAGAAACTGGAAGCGTAACTTTATCTTTAGGTGGAAGTACCGGTTCTTCTGGTGCAACAGGACCGGCGGGTGGAACAGCAGGTCCTGCAGAATACACACTAAAAAATCAGTTAATTAATGGTAATTTTGATGTGTGGCAAAGAGGAAAATCCTTTGGAGAACTCACTAGTCATTTCTTTGCAGATCGTTGGATGTTTAGAACAAATAATCCATCAGCATTAGCATCAAAAACTATAACACGAAAATCTTTCGATGTAGGACAGACTGATGTTGCTGGGAATCCATTATATTATAGTTCTGTTAATATGAACTATGCGAGTAAGTCATCTTCGGATTTTCATGGAATTGAAAATATCATAGAGGGTCAACAGAAATTTTTAGGTGAAACAGTAACAGTTGATGGATATATTAGATATGCACAAGGAACTGGTGGTATAAGTGCAGGTGCAACTGGAGGACCACCAAGTGGAATAACGGGGGGAACTTTAGGACTGTATATACGCAGAAGTGTAAATACAGGATCATCTTATACAATAAATGAAATAGATACACCTATAGTTGTAACTGGTGGTGTCTGGACTCCATTTATTGTTAGTAGCTCTCTGGGGAGCTCTGCGGGACACACAGGTAATACTGGTGATGGATATGTTGCAGTAGGAATTAAATTAAATGGTATATTGGAAAATACAGATTTAGAACTTTCTAATGTAAGATTGTTCTCCTCTCAGGGAGAAACACTATCATCTTCTCCATATAGACAAGAAACAGACCCAAAAATAGAACTTTCCAGGTGCTCTCGATATTATCAACGTACATACGACTTAGAGGTTGATACTGGTTCAACTACAATGAATGGTTCATTTCCAAACCACTCTCCAGATAGATTTACAGTAAATCCAAACTCAGATGATCACTGGCATAATTTTCCGGTTTCTATGAGAACTAGTCCAACAACTTTAGTATATTCACCACAAAGCGGAATGGTAAACGATGCGTATAATAATAGCTCAGGATTAGATCTTCGTTTATCCTCTGGTACTGTTGGATATGGTGGGGGTAGACTTCATGTGACTGGAAGTAAAACAATAGGAATACAATCATACATAGAGGGTCTTAGAGTTACACCATTATCAGGATTTGTTGTTTTTGATAATATTTTCTATAATTATGTTGCGGATGCTGATTATAATACACCTATTACTTAATGTGGAGATACTATATGGATATTAAAAAGGGTTTTTCTATGGCAAAAAATCTCAGTAAGTCTTTAATTTCTCGAGGAGTAACTAATAAAAAAACAGAACCATTCACAAAAAAACTAAGAGTAATTAGTTGCTTTGGAAACCAACATAACGGCGGTGTACTTCCGCCATGTGAACATCTATGCAGAAGTAAAACTGAAGGTAAGTATTATTGTGGTGGTTGTGGTTGTGGGGACAATAAGAACACATGGTTAATTGGAGATAATGAAGAGTATAGTAAACTAGATTACCCGAAATTGTCATGTCCATTAAAAATGCCTGGATTTTCAGACTATGCATCAAGCAATCCAGAAGAATCAATTTCACCTGTATCTAGAAGGTATTTCGTAGAAACTATGAATACCGAAGAAATAAATGAAATTGTAGTTACATCACCAGATACAGTTGCATCATCAGATACAGTTGCATCATCAGATACAGTGGAAACAAAAAAAGAAAAAGAAAGAAGACTAATTACAGAAAAGCATTTTGGATAATGAATAATATATAACCATAAATAATCTTGGAGATTACTTATGGCAAAACCAAATTCCAGAGAAAGTCTAATTGATTACGCCTATCGTAGGTTAGGCGCACCTGTTATTGAAATAAATGTAGATTATGAGCAGGCAGAAGATCGACTAGATGAAGCATTAGATTTCTTTAAAGAACGTCATTTTGATGGTGTAGAAAAAGGGTTTTTTGCACATAAGATAACAGAAGAAGATAAAGTAAACAAATACATACAGACTAATTTGCTAGGACCAATTAACGGACCATCAGGTGATGCTCCAACTGGAAAAGATATATTAAGTGTAGTAAAAGTGTTTCAATTTGGACAATTTGCTAACATTAATATGTTTGACATAAGATATCAATTAGCACTTTCTGACTACTTCGGTATAAATAGAGGTCTTAATGCAGCAGTATCACAAGGACTAGCGTCTTACGATTCTACTAAGAGATACATCAATATGATCGAAGATTTCTTTCAGCCAGAAAAGGCAGTTAGATTTAGCAAAGTTACCAATAGACTTCATATAGACATGAACTGGGATGAAATACAAACTGATGAATATTTAATGATCGAATCTTATGTTGCATTAAGTCCAGAAATTTACACTGAAATATTTGACGATCGATTATTAAAAAAGTATTTTACTGCATTGATAAAAAGACAATGGGGATCAAACTTAGCAAAATATGATGGAGTTCAAATGCCAGGTGGTGTTGTTCTCCGGGGTGGTCAAATTTACAGCGAAGCGTTAGCAGAAATAGACAGGGTAGAACAAGAAGTGTATACTCAATACGAACTGCCTGTTGACTTTATGACAGGATAATCTAATGGCTAAGAATCCATACTTTTTAGATAACACAAGTGAACAAAGACTTGTAGAAGATTTAACGGAAGAAACCATCAGATCGATGGGAAGAGATGTATATTATATTCCTAGAGTAAATTTCAATAATGATTTATTATTTGGTGAAGATCCAGTAGCAAAATTTAAAGGTTCGCATAAAATTGAAATGTATATCAATAGTGTTCAGGGATTTGATGGACAGGGTGATATTGTCAGTAAATTTGGTATACAATTAAAAGATCGAGTAGAGTTAGTAGTTTCTACAAGAAGATTTCATGAACTTATAACAAGAACAAATGTATCTCTAGAAAGACCTCGAGAAGGGGATTTAATTTACTTTCCTCTTAGCGATACACTATTCGAAATTAATTTTGTAGAACACGAAAATCCATTTTATCCATTAGGTAAAAGATACACATTTGTTTTGACGTGTGAAGCATTCACATACTCAAATGAAGATATTGAAACTGAACAAAACTTTATTGATGATGTACAAACAGATAATCAAACAAAAGGATTTGAAGTTTATATAGATTCTGCATTTACTGGTGATTATACAATTGGTGAGACTATATATCAAGTTATAGGAAATGGACCTACCGGCGCAACATTAAGTAATGCGGACGGAATTGGTGTTGTGTATGACTGGAATGATAAAGATAACGATTCTAAAAACTTAGTATTAATAGGAAATATGTCCGGTTCGTTTACTATCGGAAATGGTGAATATTTAATAGGTGTAAGTAGTGGATCTGTTGGTTTAATTGACAAGTCTGGTAGACTGGATATTATAATTCCATTTAATCCAATTACAAATAAAGCATTATTAGATAATAATATTATAGAAAAAGAAAAACAAGATGATGATATAATTAACTTTAGTGATATAGATCCATTTTCAGAAGGAGATTATTGATGTTTGATTTTTATTATAATCAATCTTTAAGAAAACTTACTGTTGCATTTGGATCTTTATTTAATGAAATTTATGTGTCTAGAGAAAACTCTGATGGTACAACAAATCAAAGAATACGTGTCCCTTTAACTTACGGACCAAAAGAAAAATTTCAAAGAAGGTTAACTGAACAGAGTGGTATAAGTGATGATACAAAAATTCAACTTTCGTTACCGAGAATGGGTTTCGAAATATCATCTTTAAATTATGACCCAACTAGACATTTAAATAAAACAATAGAAAGAACAGTACCAATTATTGGTAATGAAAATTCTAGAAAAACAACTTTTCAGGAAGTTCCTTATAATTTAGGATTTTCTTTGTATATATTTACTCGTACTATGACGGAGATGCTACAAATAATAGAACAGATTGTTCCGTATTTTAGTCCTGAATTTATCTTATCATTAAATTTAAATGAAATTGATACGAAGTTAGATGTTCCTGTAGTTTTAGGTAATGTAGCAATACAGGAAGACTACGAAGGAAACTTTTTGGATAGAAGATTAATTGCCGCAAATTTAAATTTTGATTGTAAAACTAGATTATATTCAAAAATACGAGGAGAGGACGAGCGACCAATTATTCTTGATACTGAAGTTAATATTCCTGGACTTGGTATTATAGGAATTACTGGTTCTACAGGAGAATCAGAAAACGAATAATTCAGATTATGAAAGGGTTTAAGGATGGAAAAGAAAAATGATTTATATTCAAATATAAACGAGGCTTTAGATACAAAATTTGAAAAGCACTGTCCTATACAAAAAACAGACTCATCAGAAATGATATCATATGAAGAAAATAATTTAGATAAAGACTATAATAAAGTAAGAAATAATTTACAAGAATTAATTTCCCAAGGAAAAGATGCAGTTCAAAATATTTTAGATGTTGCAAAAGCTGGAGATTCTCCAAGAGCATATGAAGTGGTTGCAACAATGATAAAAACTATAGCCGACGTAAACAAAGACGCTTTAGATATACATGAAAAAATGAAAAAAATAAAAGAAGATAAGTATAGTCTAACTCAAAAAAATACAACAAACAATACAATATATGTTGGTTCTACAAGTGAATTACAAGATATCATCAATCCAGAAAGAAGCGGTGGTAAAGATATAAAGAAAGTTTAATATGAATAGTAGAAAAATGGATGGGTATTTGGGTAATTCCAACCTAAAAACTGCTGGTGTTCCGATGGAGTTCACCAAAAAGCAAATTAATGAATATATGAAATGTGCGAAAGATCCGGTATACTTTATAAGAAATTATGTAAAAGTAGTATCGTTAGACAAAGGATTAATTCCCTTTGATTTGTATAATTATCAAGAAGAGTTGCTTGATATTATACACAACAATAGATTTGCAATAGCTAAATTACCACGACAGAGTGGTAAATCTACCACTATAGTTTCATATGTATTACACTATGTATTATTTAATCAAAATATGAATGTTGCAATTCTTGCAAATAAACAGAGTACAGCAAGAGAAATTTTATATAGATTAAAAATGGCATATGAATATCTTCCCCTTTGGTTGCAGCAGGGTATTGTAGAGTGGAATAAAGGATCAATCGAACTGGAAAATGGTTCTAAGATTACAGCGTCGTCCACCTCAGCATCCGCGATTCGTGGTGGATCTTTTAACATGATTTTTTTGGACGAATTTGCTCACGTTCCAAATAATATAGCAGAAGAATTCTTTAGTTCTGTATATCCTACAGTTACTTCTGGTCAGACTACTAAAGTTCTTATGGTGTCAACACCCAATGGTCTTAATTTGTTTTATTACTATTGGAAAAATGCAATGAAAAAGGTAGGCGAAAAAGGAAAAAATGAATACATTCCATTTGAAGTTCATTGGTCACAAATACCACTATACCCCGGCGGACCATTACGCGATCAAGAATGGAAACAGAAACAAATACAAAACACTAGTGAGCAGCAATTTCAGACAGAATTTGAATGTGATTTTATTGGATCAACAAATACTCTAATAAGTTCATCGAAACTTCATATTTTAACTTCAGAAGAACCTATTTTAAAAAGTCCGGACGGTATGTGTGTTTTTGAAGAACCAAAACCCGATCATAATTACATAATTACAGTTGATACAGCACGAGGACAAGGAAAAGACTATAGTGCTTCTGTTGTTATAGACATAACAGAACCTCCATATAAAGTCGTTGCTAAATTTAGAAATAATCTAATTTCCCCTATGGTATATCCAACGGTAATTAAAACATTAGCAGAAAAATATAATAATTCATACCTTTTAATAGAATCAAACGACATAGGAAGTCAGGTTGCAGATGTATTATTTGAAGATTTGGAATATGATAATATGGCTTATACTGTGTATAAGGGAAGGTCCGGTCAGGTTATTAGCTCGGGATTTGGTGGGGCAAATATGCAACGGGGTGTTAGAACAACAATTCCTGTTAAAAAGCTAGGTTGTTCTGTACTAAAAAGTCTCATAGAAAACGACAAACTTATTGTACCTGATGTTGATATTGTAAATGAACTATACACATTTGTAGCAAAAGGACAATCATTCGAAGCTGATGATGGACACAACGATGATTTGTGTATGTGTTTGGTTTTATTTGGATGGTTGACACGTCAAGATTACTTTAAGAATTTGACAGAAAGAGATGTCAGGCTCGACGTATATCAAGATGAGATTGAACGTCTAGAAGATGAAGTTTTACCTTTTGGTTTAATATCTCACATGGAAGATGAAGATGATGATGGAGAGTGGAAGAAAGTGAATAACTCTTTTTAATAAATAAAACTGATAGTAAATGTAGGAGAACAATATGGCTTTACCATCAGTAAATGTAACAATCGGAGAGAACTCTTTCGTATCAACAAACGGAGAACCAACTGGCGATTTTGTCGCAGGTTTTGTTGTTGATAACCACAATCTACTAATTGCAGTAGGAACCACATCCGAAGTTAATGATGGTTTTATGGTTATATCAGACTTAACCAACTGGAATTCTAGATTAAATTATAAATCTGGTAATGGAGCTGGAGTTAGTTTTGATGGATTTGGTGGTATAGGTGTAAACGGTGCATTATATCCGGGAGTATACACAGCAGATGGTGGTAATACAGCAACACAAGTCAGATGGCCTATCGGACCTACTGGTGGTTGGACAGGAGCATGGTGGGGAGTAAATAACTACTTAGAATACGGTGGTAGTTGTATAATAGGTGTAAGTTCATCATCACCATTTACTAGTGGTTCTACAAGATTAGACTGTCTATTGGACGCAGATTCTGCAGACTCCGAGTTGGATAATATCCAAGCAAACAGAGATAACGATTTAATTCTAATCCGAAGAACATTGAATAAAACTGATACAACTAGTAACAATAACAAATATAATGTCTTTGTATATGGAACAAAGGAAAGATTGAACCCAAGTACACAATATACAGAAGAAACAAAATACATCAAAACACCTTTAACATATGATGTAGCTGGTTGTATGGCAAGAACAAACAGAATAGCAGAGTCATTTAATTCTCCCGCAGGATTTAAACGTGGGACAATTAAAAGTGCTGTAAGAATGCCTGATGCTATTACTACATCAGAAGCTTCTGTGTTATCTGATAATAATATAAACTTTGTTTTAAGTTTTCCAAATCAGGGAATTGTATTATTTTCCGATAAAACTGCAAGTGGAGAAAAAATAGGATCTATAAACCTTCTATTAATGCTGACACAAGAAATAGGAAAAATATCTAGAAACTCATTGTTTGAAGTAAATACATCATCCACCAGAGAAAATTTTACTGTTCAAGCTGAAGCATTTATGCAAAGTCTTTTAGTGAAACAAGCAATATCAAATTATTCTGTTATTTGTGATGAATCAAATAACACACAATCCGACATAGAATTAGGTAAATTTAATGCTCAGGTGAATTACACAGCAATAAATAGTGTAGAAGAAATAACTCTTATATTCACAGACACATTAGGTCAGGAGTAATAAATGCCAAATATGAACGATTTAACTTTAAGTGAATTTAAAAATAAAGTTGGTTTAGGAACTAGACCAAATCGTTATGATGTTAATATGGTGATTCCGGGGTCTGGTTCAGAATCAGATTTTACTATGACAACAGAAGTAAGTTCTTTAGGTTTACCAGCATCTACAATTAACCCAATTCGAGTTGGTTTTAGGGGTAGAACTCTAAAACTGCCTGGTGATAGAGATTATGGAACTTGGGCATTTACAGTAATCGATCCACATCCATCTAAGTCTAATTTATGGCAAAAATTACACAATTGGAGTAATCGTATAAATAATCATGTAAGTAATGAAACAAACTTCAATACAGATGAAAAACCTTATGTTGCAAATTGGGTGATACACCACCACGACTTAGATGGGTCATCAAAAGCAATAAAAGAAATTAAATTGGTAAATTGTTGGCCAACAAGCATAGGTGAATTTAGTTTGGGTCATGGTAGAATGGACGAATTAGCAACATTCAGTGTTAGTGTAGAATACGAATACTTCGAAACGTTAACATAATATATTATGGAGAATTAAATGCCAGTAAATTTATTTGGCTTTACAATTGGTAAAGAAGACAAAGAAATAGAAATAGAAAAATCAACCAGAAATGAAAGTTTTGTTTCTCCTGATGAGTACGATGGAGCACAAACATTACAAACTGGTGGATTTTTAGGTACTTATGTAGATTTCGGTGGTGGTATTCAAAACGAAAACCAATTTATAAGTACATATCGAAGTTTAGCTTTATATCCAGAAGTTGATATGGCAATAGAAGACATAGTTAATGATTCGGTGATAATGGGAACCGATAGAAAACCATTTAAATTGAATTTAGATAATGTTGATTTATCTGATAATATCAAGCAAAAAATTCATAAAGAATACAACTATGTTCTTTCTCTTTTTGATATTTCAAATAAAGGATATGAAGTGTTTAGACGGTGGTATATTGATGGTAGATTATACTACCACCTAATTATTGACATTGATAATCCAAGAGCAGGAATAAAAGAAGCTAGAGCAATTGATCCAATTAAGATAAAAAAAGTAAGAAAAATAAACAAAAAACCAATTATTAAAGATAGCATAGCAATTCCTATGGTAACAGACATAGAAGAATTTTTTGTATATACAGACACAGACAGAAATAGTCAATTTTCAACAACAAGTGCTGGAGTTAAAATAACAAAAGACTCAATTGCTTATGTTCATAGTGGTATTGTTGATACAACAACAAAAAAGGTCGTAGGTTATTTACAAAAAGCAATTAGACCTGTAAACATGCTTAGACAAATAGAAGATGCAGTTGTCATTTATAGAATATCTAGAGCTCCAGAACGTAGAATTTTTTATATTGATGTTGGTAATTTACCAAAACAAAAAGCAGAACAGTATGTAAAAGAATTAATGAATCGTTATAGAAATAAATTAACATACAATCAAGCTACAGGTGAAGTTCGTGACGATAGAAATCATCTACACATGCTTGAAGACTATTGGTTACCTAGAAGAGAAGGTGGTAGAGGAACAGAAATTAGTACTCTACAGGGTGGTCAGAATTTAGGACAAATGGATGATGTAGAATATTTACAAAGAAAACTTTTTAGGGCATTGAGTGTTCCACTTTCCAGATTAGAATCTGTTAATGGTTTTAATATGGGTAGATCTGCAGAAATAACCAGAGATGAAGTTAAATTTTATAAATTTATCAATAGGTTGAGAGAAAAATTTACTCAAATTTTAACAGATACGGTAAAAAAACAATTAATACTAAAGGGTGTTTTATCTGAAAATGATTGGGATTACATATCCAATGATATAAAATATACATTTAATGACGATTCATATTTTACTGAATTGAGAGATACTGAAATATTAAAAGAAAGAATGTCTATTTTAGCTACGGTAGAACCATACATAGGTAAATATTTTTCAACTGAGTATATTCAGAAAAATATACTAAAGCAATCAGAAGAAGAAATAAAGAAAATAGAAATAGAAAATAACCAAGAAACCACAAAAATGGAAATGGAACAAATGAAGCAAATGCTTCAGCAGCAGGAATTGGGTATACAACCACAAGAAGATCCTAATAGTCAAGACCAGCCGAAACAATAAAAATTATAAATATTTTTAACCTTCAAATAAGAGGACAGTCATGAAAACAGAAAAAGTAATAGCAGAACTTTTAGATGAAAATCTAATTGGAGCAAAACGAGAAATAACAGACATCTTATATACAAAGATGGCAGAAAAACTTACTGATGTATATGAAGAAATAGCACCTTCTATCTTAGGTGAAAAGAAAAACCATGATAAAGATGGTGACGGAGATGAAGATAGTGAAGATTGGGAAATGGCTAGAGATTCGGCCATAAAGAAAAAGAATGATGAAGATGAAGATGAAGATGAAGATGATAAAACAGTAAAAGAAGAAGCATCTTGTAGTAAAACAAAAAAATCTAAAAAATCTAAAAAAGAAGAAGATGAATCTACTTCACGTCCAGCAGGAACTGAGGGATATTGATGAAATTAATAACAGAAATGAACGAAGATGTTAGTCTTTTAGTAGAAAATTCAAGTGAAGGTAAAAAAACATATTCAATTTCTGGTATTTTTATGCAAGCAGAGTGTGCAAACAGAAATAACAGAATATACCCTATGCCTGTTCTTTCGG